CCTTGGTTGCCCAAGATGTCACCAATGTAGTGGCAACATAGCCAACAGCATAAGCAGCGAATGATGTGGTGGCGACAGTCACTCCAACGCCGCCAAGGATTGCTGCACCAACGATGTTTGGCATACGCGGAGCCACAGCCCACATCGACAAGCTGGTTGACCCAGTTAGCAGCTTCTTTAAAGGTGTCATTGCCTAACCCATGCGCTGTCGATGTATTCTATGGGGTAATATACCACACCCGTGTCGGAAAGAAACGCCGCGCTTGAACCTACAGATATTCCAAAGCCAGACCCCAAATATCCCGCGTTCAAGAATGTCTCGCTAGATGTCACAAGTGCGCCCCGCGGCGGCACATCAAACGACCGCTCCAAACGATCCGCAAGCATATCATCTAAATTTTCATATCCATATTCGCGCCGGATTTGCACCCGCGTTAGGGGTGCGCCGTTAGCCATATATCGGTTCAGCAGATCGTCAGCCCAACCTTCGCCGTCCATCCGCCGGAAAGCCTCATTGGTAAAAATCAGGCAATCCCACACGCCCCACTTAAACGGCCTGTCTTTAACCTCTTTCAAGAAAGAGTGCAGTTCGCTTATGCGATTTTCCGGCCCCATACGATTTGCTTGTCCTGTAGGTCAGCCACAAAGCTGAAAAATGTGTCAGTCGGATAACGCGATGTCTGGCTTTCATGGGTATAACGGCGAACACGCGGGCGGTTCAGTTCGATCAATCGGCTTTCGACTGTCAGCGTGATGTTGGATGTTTCGCCGCTGTCCTCGATGGCCATCGTGTCCATATAGCCGCCGAATATCTCCACATAGTCATCGACGTTGGTGACGCCCCACAAAATGCGGCATACCCGCCGTTGGTATGGTTCTGTCAATGCCAGCGATACAATGCTGCTTTCGATGCCATTCAGCGAAATCGTCGCGGCCTTAGCCGATAAGTCGTTGACCTCATCAATCCCGCTGATTGAAAGAAGATTGCCAGCGCCAAGATAGGTCTGCCCATCAATCGTGCGGTCGGCATAACCCGTCCACAGCCTGACAGCACCGCCGTCAAACAGCATCTCGACGGCATAGAACGGATAAACCTCTGGCTGGCTTAGGGCCGATAGGATGGCTGCTGGGATTGACCGAGACATCAGACAGCCTCCATCGCGCCGAATGTCATGCCATAGATGGCAGACTCGTTAATTGAGAATGCCTGTTCGTTGCTGGAAAGCCTAAACAGCCCTTTAGCATCGCTCACAGTGACAGTGGCATTGTCGGCTGGGGCAACACGGATATGCGGCCAGATGTCTAGTGTTACGTTGCCGCTGCCATCGCTGTTGGCATCAGCCAAAACTTTGTGCAGACGCGACGATCCGTTGCTGCCAAGTTGGATATAGTCGCCAGCCTTTAGCCAGCCGCTGGTGCTATTCGTTGCCCCGTCGATTACCAGCGTTCCGCCTGTCTGCGATCCGCCGTTAACTAGCGGTGTGCCTGTTGCAACACCTCTAGCCGTTGCGCCCATAGGATCACCAAGCAAAAACGTGCCAAGCTGCCCACGCAGACTAAGCAGCCAAGCCACCCATTGTTCAGCATCAGCCCGCTTCATGGGCTTCAAAGTTACATCTGCTGTCCACATTTGACCTGAATAGGCAAAAGCCTGACCCGCGAAAGTGAACGGCGATCTGCTATAGGCCACCGCGTTGACAGCCCTGATTTCGATGGATTGAATGGCCTTTGTCGCAACTGGCAAAGACAATGGGTAAGAAATTGTCATCCGAAGGCACTCCCATAACTACCGCCACGCTGCTTTGCATCCCGCACAGCCTTCTTCGCTGCATCAGCGATCTGCGGCATCAGCGTTCTCACCTCTGCACGAACAGTCTGTTGGACGCCAGTGGTGATGTTGATGTTTTGGACAACAGTCACATTGCTGCCACCGCCAACGGCGGCTTTAGATTGCGGCACAGAGAGCATACGGCCCGCGCTAGATGGCACAAACAGTTCGCGCCCATGTTCCCCCGCCACAACAGGCTGACCAGCTTGCACAGGCCCGCCAGCGGCTTTGCCAGTGATGCCAAGCGCACCGCCGATAAAGCCAAGTATGCCTGAGCCACCAGATGTTGCAGTTGCAACTTGTCCAACCATCCGCTGCACGACCAAGACGCGATAAAGTTCTTTGATGATGTCAGCCGCCATGCTTTTGAAGGCATCCTTAGCGGTGGTTGTGCCATCGACGATGCCCATGAACGCATCTTCCATAGATGATTGGATCGTGCCTGAAATGGTTTCAAATTCTGTAAGGGTCAGGCCAAGTTCTTGCACCTGACCCTTATAGATTGCCAACGCATCTTTCGCCTTCAATGCTGCAATGGCGGAATCGCTCATGCCCTTGTTTGCGCCAGTTTGGGCGGTTTTTGCCATCTCTAACTTGATGTAAAGTTCTTCATGCTGCGATGCCAGAAGATTGATGCCATCAATCTCCTTTTGCGTTAGCGTGATGTTTCCCTGCTTGGCAAGTGCAGTCAACTTTTCAACATCCGCCGCCTTAAGTTGTGCAGCGGTTGCCTTTATCCGTTCTTCGGCTGATAGCCCCTCTAAAGTTATTTGCTCACGAAGTGCATCATTGTTAGAACCCATTGCATTAATTTCAGTGACAATTGCTTTGACCTTAGCATCGCTTGCACTCTTAGTGTTTGCGGCGCTGATTAAAGCCTGTGCCGCTGCATCAATTTCAGCCTGTGTTCCTTTCCGAACAGCGTTTCCGTAGGCCATGTAAGCCTCTGTTACACTGTTGACCTCATCGCCATAGCCTTTTGCCATGTCTGCCGCAGCTTTAAGCTGATTTACAGCATTAGCTTGGCTAAATAGCATTTCGTTTGCGGCTGCACTTAATGTCGCAATGCCTTGTGCTGCCGCAATGATAACAGGCGTTAGGCTAATCAATGCTTGTGTCAGATTTGCGCTGACTACCATAGACAAAGCATCTAGTTTGTCGGCAGCTTCGGCAGCGCCATAGATCACATCGCGGTTGATAACCACGCCCATCTTTTGCGCTTCTGCCGCCATTGCGTTTAGACCCGCAGAACCATCTGCAAGCATATTGACCATCGCCAAGCCGCTTTTGCCAAATATATCAGTAGCAAGGGTGGCACGTTGTGCTGGGTTTTCAACAGCCGCTAACTTGTCGGCAATCATTGCCAATGCTTGATCGACAGGAACCGCAGCCAATGCCGCACCTGACAATCCCAAAACGTCAAAAGATTGTTTTGCAGCCGTGCCACCCATCGCGGCATCGCCAAGGTTCTTGGTTAGCTTTTGCAAGGAACTTTGCAGCACATCAGCGGAAACGCCACTAAGTTGGGCAGCATATTGCAGTTCTTGAAGCGCATCTGTCGTGATGCCAATGGCTTCCGATGCGTCCTTTAGGTCGCCCATTTTATTTGCAGCATCGCGCACTGCAACGCCAAGCTGCTGAATAGCAGCAACTGTAATGAACGCAGCCGCAGCACCAGCCAGCTTTTCAAAGCCCATGCTGGCAATGCTCAGGTCTTTGTTGGCATTCTTGGCAAAGTTGGCAATCCGCTTGGCGTTCTTATCCATTGCGGCGGCAAACGCTTTATCCTTGGCTGTCAGGATAATGTTTAGCTGTTCTGCACTAATTGCCATCGACCAACTCCACCAGTGCGCGATACTGTTCAGCCGTCATTGCGGTCGATCCAGCTTTTTTAGGTGCGTGGGCATCATGCCAACCTTGGAACACAAGCCACGCATCCAACGGAATCATATCACGGATTTCTTCAGGACGTAACCCAATGACAATTCCGTTTTTGACCATGCCGCGAACATTCAATCGGCTAGGCTTTGCTCCGCTATGGTCTTTTTTTTTGACGCTTCATCCATTGCATCAGGCATAAAGGCCACGCCGACCACAGCTTGGGCGATCTGATACAGGCGCAACAGATCAGCGGGTGTTGCCGCCGCAATAACCTTGTCGGCTTCTGCGTCTTTCATCCCACCGCCGACCAAGGCCAGCGCCAAAAGGTCACGGGTTTCTTTACTGTTCAGCTTTACGCCGCGACCAAACAGGCCATCCCACACATCAAAGATGCCGCGATGCTTATCCTCAAACCGCTCAATCTCACGATTGCGTAGCAGGAAAACATAAGAGGTGTCGCCAATGTATTCGACGACACCCCCACGCGGCGCTTCTGCCGTTATAGTCATCAGACAGCCGTGAACGTCACAGCGCCAGTGCTGGCAAGCGACAACGAATATGTGACACCGCCTTCAGTCTCGCCGCCAAACTCCATCGACTCGATGTAGAATGCACCAGCGTAAGTGCCAAATGCTGGGATAGTTACAGTGAAGTTGCCCTTGGGATCAGCCAACATGGCAACAGTGTTCATCCGCAGTTCCGTAACACTATCTTCAAAATAGCCGTCACCAGAGATGGTCACATTTTTGACGCCGTTTAGGCTTTCCGTCCACAGCGCACCAGATGGGGTGGTGCAATCAGGTGTGGTCACATCAATCAAAGAGTTGTTGATAGTGATAGCCTTGCTGTTCAGACCGCAGAGGTTTGCAAACGCTTCAGTCGGTGATGCGCCATCGCCGATTTTGACAAGCAGGGCGCGTCCAAGTTGTTTAGCCATGATGGCCTCCATGTATAGGGCTTGCCCAAGGCCCGTTGCTAGGCTTATTCAAGCAATGCTTGAAGTGCGATTACAGCCGTATACCCACGACCATCAGTGTCTCTTGTAACCGAATACGTCTGGAAAATCAATTCTACCAGCGTGAAGCCAGTTACTGTTACGCTTCCTTCTTGCCGATGCAGGGCTGCACGAACAGCCTCGACCATCTGCACTGCTTCCACACGGCCTGACGCAGAACGGCTGTTTGCTTCAATCGTGATGTCAACCGCCGATCCGACAGTGCTATCTGTGTCGAAAGCATTTGCCGTGATCTGGTCGAACCGCAGATATGGAAATGTCACGGCTTGCGGCGGTTCGTCATAAACCCGCGTGGAAACAATGGCAGTCACGCCAGCGTTAGCAACAAGCGCAGCCCGCAAGCCTTTCTGAATAGCCAGTGCAAAGCCGTCAGCCATTGGTTGCCTCTTTCATGCCGCGATTGACAGCAGACTTGATGCTTTTGCCAAACTTCTTGCCCTGCAATTTTTGCGCCAAGCGAATGTAAGGTTGCGCCGCCGTTGTGCCGCGATTGCCTTTTTGACGCCCAAATTCCACAGCATTTGCCTTGGTCTGCGCTTCTTTTGTCGGCGGTGCAGCTTCAACCGATGCCGTCAATCCATCAGCTTCGTAAAGCGTATGAATCCACCCACGCAGTTCGCCAGATTTCACAGGAACTAACCGCCGTGCCATATTCGCAGCCTGTTCAGTGTTCAACCGAACAGACTTCACCAAATTGCGTTCAACAGCGGCTGGCATCGTTTCAAGTTGCTTGATGAGTTTGGCGGCATCGACCTTCATGTTGCCACCCCGCGTTCAAGCAGGAACTCAACCACCACATCCTTGGCATCAATATGGGTGACGTTTTTGACAGCCCATGTGTAACCACGAATAACAACACGATCAGCCGCCGTCACAGTGTCAGTGAAGCTGTCTGCACGGCAACGCATGGTCGCCATAGCCACATCATTCAATGCGCCGCCTTGGATAGCCTCACGGCCTGTGCGTTCCCTCATGTCAGCCCAGCGCACACCCACTTGCGACCAGCCTGTGTATACGTTTCCATAAGCATCAATGGCGCTCTGATCTAGGCGCTGAAAGGTAGCACGTTCACTGAATGCACCAGCCTTAGCCATACCATGTGTTCCGTTCGATGCCGATCATATCGGTGAAACCATATGGCAGATCATACATTTGTTTTTCGGTCGATGTTTCCCGATTGTCATACCAATGCGCCACCAGCATCATCAGCGCATGGCGCACAGTCTCAGGAACGCTGGCTGATGTTGACCCATAGCCAATGACGTATTCAATCTTGATGGCATCATCCCGCATCTGTGTGACGGGCCACGCCTTGCCAGACTTAGGCGCAACGCTGATGCGGTTTGGCGTTCCAAACACATTGAAATCAGCCAAAGTTGCTGTCTGCAACGCGCCATCAACATCATAATATTTGATGGCAGAGACAGATTGCACAGGGCCAAGCGATAGATAAACTGTGTTTGGATTTGGCGACAGCCATTGGCCCCATGTCTGCGTAATCATTGCTTTGCCCAATGCGCCTTGCACATCGACAAAAGCAACAGCAGCGTCAATCAAACGCTGAATGATTGTGTCATCGTCGCTGCTTTCAACCTTCATCTGTGCCTTCGCTTCCGCCAGCGATATTGGCGCTGTGGCGGGTGCGGTGACGCGAACAAGTGAAAACTGCGGCGACAACATCTGTTATTCCTTCACAGCTTTTTCGACCGCTACCTTTTTAGTGGCACGTTCAATAGGGGCTGTTTCAACATTTTCGGCAATGCCAGCTTCAACATAGCGTGATGCAACTGCATCGGTGACATCAATAATAGCACCTTGGTCGTGCGAAAAATCAATGCCAGCCATCGAAGTGAGCAAACGAACTTTAGCCATGATGGCCTCCTTATGGTGGTGGGCAGGACCGAAGCCCTGCCCATTTGGTTTATCAGCTTGCCGCGTTCTTCAGGTGCTTGATGGCAGCGGTGTTAGCCAACACGCCATCGAAACGGACATAGCCCAAGATGCCGTAGTCGGGAGCAAAACGCTCACGGGCCACAAACAGCGTGGGTGCGCCCACTTTACGCACATAGAACTTCGACATATCGCCGAACAACATGACCTTGTTGGCAGCACCCAGCGAAGCCATTGCTTGGTTTACAACCACGTTGTAGCCCAAGATGTTCTGCGGCACAGCGGCCTGATAGTTCCCCATCTGCCACAGATAGTTGCCCTGACCATCCTTCAGTTTGCGAACAGCAGCCAAGGTGCTGTCGTTCATCATGATGGCGGTCGAACGCGACGAACGATAAGCCGGATCAACAGAGTGGATCAGGTCGATGATTTCATCGGCGGTGATGGCACCCGTTGCTGCGGCAGTTTTGCCAGCCGTCGAGTTGGTCACGATGCCTTCAACGTCAGACGAACCCGAACCAGTGGTCAACTTCGAGTTTGCAATGCGACCCAGACGCTCACCAAGCAGTTCGCCAAGCAGCGATTCCATGTTCAGGATGGAATCGTTTGCAAGTTCGTAGGACCAGCGAACCCACTCAGTGTCAAACGCATATGCACCCAGCGAAGCCTGACCAAACGTAACATCAGAACCGCCATCGTCAGTGACAGAGCCACCTTCGGTGTGTGCAACAGCCGCGACAGTGGTGTCGTTTACAGTCGGGATGTTGAAGGTGTTGCCGCCAGTGGTGTTGATGACAGTGAACAAGTTCGAGTCATACATTGGGCCAGTTGCAATCATGGCCTTGTCGATGAACGAAGCCAATTCAGTGGGAACAGTGTAACCACCAGCAGAGTTTGTGCCAGCGGTTTGGGTGCGAACTTCGGCATTACGCAGAACTGCGCGATGTTCGTTGTCCAAGCCAGCGATGCCGCCGTTTGCAATCATGGCGTAGAACGCGGTGCGATAGTCAACCTTCGCGCCTTCATCAACAGCAGCGACCGAAGTGCGCTCTGCGACAGGACGCTTCGACAGGTCGATGCCCTGTGCGGCACGAACAGCAGCATCCACTTTTTCCATGCGCTTTGCCACGCCGTCCAAGCGGTCATGTTCAGCCATCATGGCGTCAAATTCGCGCTCGATTTCGGCAGCACGGGCTTCGTTGGTTTTGTCCGTAGCTTCGGCAAGTTTAGAACGGGCCTCGGTGGCGATACGCGCCATTTGCTCCCGCAGGGTCTTTAGTTCAGCCATGATGGCCTCCTACACGATGCCTTGCCCAAGGGCGGGTTAGTGGGCAAACAGCGGGAGTCCGCCGTTATTCGTCAGCCACAAAATCTTTGCGTTCCCATGCTTGGCACACGCGCAAGTTGTGGCAAATAAAATCTAGCTTTTCGCACCAGCCGCGACCGCCGCCGTCCATATCAAATGGCGTTAGCGGGATGTCTTCCATCGACTTCAGCATTTCAGGCGTATTATTGAAATACGCACAATTCGCGCAAAGACGGCGGCGGGCTTCGGCTTCGTTAAGACTCCAAACATCAGCCATCTTTGACCAATATTCAGGGTTGGCGGCTGGATCAGACGAAGCAACTTCAGGCCCAAGGTTCCAATTCTCAACAGCATTCTGCATATTGATTGCATTGACGCTGCCAGAAACAATCTCAGGCTGTTCGACTTCTGGCAAAAGATATTCATTGCGAATATCAATGCCAGCGGCCTTGGCCTTCATACGCATACGGCGCACAGCCTGAGACTTAACTTGTTCTTCGCGGTGTTTTTCCAGCGACCGCAAAGCAATCTCTGTGCCATCGTAAGCGGGAGTTGTCACGATGCTCACATCAAAAAGCTGCGCTTCTTCGATCATGCGCTTCGGCATCTTGGAACTGTCATCCCATTTCTGACGCACAGGCCGAAATGCAAATGACATTTTGTCCAGATCACCGCGTTTCATCTTCGGCACGATGCTACGAACGTCAGGGTCAGTCTGATCAAGCATGGCTTCCATATACAGCCCACGTTCGTCTTCAACCAACGTCAAAGTGCCGGAACGAGTGCGGGCCAGCGGCAGACCCTCATGGTTGATCAGGAAAACCACATCATCACGACCGATGGCGTTCTTGAACGCACCCCGCACGATAACTTCTGTGAACATTCCGCCGATGTTGGTTTCTTCATTGAACACGGCAGCATAGCCAGCAACGCGCACTTCGCCGTCTTCACCCTCACGGATTTCAACAGGAACACCACGGCGGATTTCTTTTTCAGACATTTCTGACCCCGTTTGTTCTGATGATTGTATCACAGTGCGACCTTGTTCGTCCACTGCCTCACTTTCGATGATATTTTTTGCCCAGCTTTGCCCAGCATCACCACCCCACAAAGCCCATGCAATGCGACCATTCGACGGGTAGCCATCTTCGTCAGGTCGAAAACCTTTAGCTTCTTTGTCAACCTCATGCCGCGCAAAATAGCTGACCATGCGCTGCACAGTTTCCATCGACAAATCAACCTTGTTGGAAATATCTCTTGCGCGGGCAATTCCAACCTCAGTTCCGCCGCGTCCAAACTCACGCCGCCAATCTAGGCCGCGCTGGGCTTCTTCTGCCATCGCGTCAGTTGGAACTGGCATTTGGCTTCCCTATCGGCTGCGAACCAAGCGGCACAGTCGCACCTTGAATTAGCAGATCAGTTGCACCCTTAGCCGGAAGATTTTCGATTGCACGGATTTCATCAGGTGTGCGGATAGCGTTCTGGATCGACACCGCATAGGCTTCCATGCGCGACTTCAGATCACCACGCAGCAATCCGTCCACGTTGAACTCAACGTAGAAGTCTGACCCACGCCCAAAGAATTTCAGGTTCATTTCCTGTTCAAACTGTTCAACCCAACGCTTCACAGTGTGCTTCACGAAATGCAAATCTTGCTGTTCCGTATTGCTGAACGTGCCGTGGGTCAAATCTTGTAGGAATACAGGCGGCAGAGAATAGATGCGGGCGATCTGTTCAATGCTGAACCGCTGCAATTCCAGCAACTGCATATTCTCAGGCGATAGGCCGATGGTCTTTAACTCATGCCCCAGCGGCAGGGCCATGATTGGACGGCCTTCTTTAGCCAACTTTAGGGTAGTTGCAGCCACATCTTCTGATGCGCGATTAGCTGCCGCGCCAGATGCAAACGGCCCTTGCAGCACAGCAGGGGGAATGCCGCCAGATTGAAACGCTTTTGAACCATAGCGACTGGCAGCAATTGCCATTCCGATGGCATCTTTGTTCTGAGAGATTGGCCCACGCGAGTCCGTCAGGTTTGCCTTCAGCATGAACGGCAAATCTAGGATTTCGGTGGATTCATAAACCCGCGAACTGGCACGATAGATTTTTCGCCCATCAACCAGCCGTTCCACCCGCACCTTGGTAGGATCAAGCGGATAAAGGTTTACAATCTCGCCAAGGTTGTTGCGCTCAATGTAAGTGACAGCCCGACCGCCAGTTAACGTTTGTTCAAACGAGTATTTCCGCCATTCAAAGCTAGACATATCGTCGTTGATGGCATCGTGCAGGATTGTTGATAAGCCAATATCAGCCTTTTCACGCCCACCATCAGCAGCTTTGCGATACACTTGCAGTGGCAAGCCAGCAATTGTGCCAGCGATAAAGTTGACCGCAGCCCAAACCGCAGGAACGCCAAGTGCCGTATCGACGTTTACAGTGACGCCAGACGATGCGTAGAGGTCACCCCAACCCATGATTTGCAAGAAATCATTGGCAGAAACAGGTGCTGTCGGGTTTTCCAGATTGCGCTTTTCCGTCTTACGGAAACGATCAAAGAGTGCCATCTGTTCCAATCCATGCTGGATGTTTAAGAAAACATATCACATCAGCCGCCAAGTGTAAACGTTGGGTCATCCCAAGGCGAAGATGGTGGCTTGCTTGCCTCACCAGCCATCGCAGCACCGATAGCCATAGTCGCAGCCAAGGCCATGTCGATGCGACCTGTAGCCCGTTGCTTTTCAAAGCGGCGAAGGCCAGCAGGGCTAGTCCAAAAGCAAGCAGACGCAACCGCCGATCTAAGGGCTGGGTTAACCTCAATGCGGATGCGTTTTTCCAAGATCAAATCTTCAAACTGGTTGACGGATTGCGGCATCCAAAGCGGTGTGTCCTTGCGCTGGTTTGTTCCCTGCGGATGCTCCATTAAAGGCAACACGCCACCGATTTCATCCAAAGCATTTTCAAAGGTTTTGATCAGCCATCGGTCATAAGACACAGCCTGAACGTCAAACTTTGTCGCAGCATCAACGATGTCATAGGCCACATGGTCATAGCGGATGACCTTGCCAGCGGGGGCAATCAGCCAACCATCGCGCACCCAAACCCCGTATGGTGCTTTATCCACCAAGCCACGCTGGTCAACTGTGTCGGCTGGTGTGTAGCCACGGGCAAACAATGCAAACTTCGGTCGCCCATCTTCGGTCTGCCCGTCTGGAAAAACATAGGCAACGCCCGTGATGTCCTTTGTTGCCGACAAGTCCAAGCCAATAAAGCATGGCTTCTCTGCAAAATCCTCTAGCGTCATGCTGGCATCTTCGCACGCTTCCCACGCTTTTCGGCTGATCCATGCCGCATCTGCATCAGTCCACACGCAAAAATGCAGCCGAAGAATGCTGTTCATCTTGGCTGGGATAGCCTTGGCCTGATCGACTACGCCTTGCAGATAGCTTTCTTTCAAGATTACGCCCAGCAATGGGTTCACCTTTGACCAGCAAGACGGGTCATTTAGTGGATCGTCGCCCTCATCCAACGCACAAACGTAAGCAAAGGTGGTGTCATCTTCGGCATCCCCAGCCGCAACTTTGCAAGCGTGTTCGTGTTCTTCCCAGCAAACGCTGTTCCGATCCGATCCGCTGTTGGTAATCATCAACATCAACGGCTGATTGCGAAACTTGAAACCGCGTTCCAACATTTCCATGATGCCGCGATCTGGATGCTCATGCACCTCATCGCACAAAGCAAAATGCGGTCGCGGGCCTGAACCGCTCTTGCCACTGTCGCGGCTGATAGGTCGGAAGAATGAACCAGCACTGATGTAAGCCAAATTCCAAACAGGGTTAACGCCTGATGGTGTGATAGCCTTTTCCAAAGCTGGTGATTGGCGAACCATCTTCACAGCGTCTTGAAACAAAATCATTGCCTGTTCTTTTTTCGCAGCCGCAGCATAGATTTGCGCCCCAGCTTCCCGATCAGCAACCAGCCCGTAAAGGCCGATGCCACCAGCCAGCGGTGACTTGCCATTGCCTTTGCCCATCTCAATAAAGCAGCGACGAAACCGCCTAAAGCCATCAGGCTTTTTCCAGCCAAAGATTGACCCAACGATAAACGCTTGGCTGATGTGCAACTTGAACGGGATGCCTTCAAACTGACCTTCGCTCAACTTCAAGACCTGATGGAAGAAACCGATGGCATGATCTGCCGCCGCTTCGTCAAAATAGATGTCCCTGCGTTTAAGATCGTTCAGGTGGCGCTGGCACTGGTTCCTAACGTGTGGCCCCGCTGGGATTTCCCCAGCCAAAACCTTCGTCGCGTATTCATGCACAATGTGGGTCATGTGAAATACTGCGCTGTCGGGTCGTTGTCCTGCGCTTTGTCTGCAATGATGCCAAGCCGCACACGGCTGGAAGGCGTCAGCCCATATTCAGCCGCATATTTCATGGCATCACGCATGGCTGTGTTCGCCGTTCCGACCATCGGGTTTTGAATGACGTTTCCATTCGTTGTAAACATAACCAAACCACCGCCAACAGGATCAGTCCTAGCCATGTCTTGTATAGCTTCTTCGGCCTTGCGCCATCGACCATAGGCTTGGCAATACATTGCAAGACCTCTGCCATCCACTTCGGTCATAATGCCGCATCGAAACAACGCCCCACAGATGTGGTTCCATTCATCCAACGCATAAGCATCCAGATGGCTTGGTGGCTGCGGAATGTTAGCCATCACCATCAATGGCTTTGGCTCATTCTTCGGCATTCGGTCAGCGCGATTTTGACCAGTTACAATTTTCAAGCCAGTTGGTTTTGGTTTTCGTCCAGTTACCATTTTTCCCGCCAAAAACTCTGCATCGCCTCACCACATATGGCGTCTGAAACAGCTTTGACCCCTTCAGCTAGTTTTGACAACGTAAAAAGAAGGG